TATTGGCAACTGGATACAGCAGACAATCTCAAAGATATTCTTGCTACTTACAATACTAACATTGCAATCAATAATGCTGCACTTCAAGAAGCGGCACGGCTTGTTCCAAAATCAGGCTACAATAGTAATAATTTGTATATTGTACCTACATACGGGGAATATTCAAGTAACGGTGTATTATCCAGAGCAATTAACAATCCTGCTCCGCCTATCAATGTAAACACAAACGGCGGAGTACCTAATCCTGCTTATACTGGTACAGTGATGATGGTTCGTAGTAGTCTATACAAAAATGCTAGTCCAGTAATCAGAATACCTAAGGCAGCAATCAAAAGTATTTGGGATATGACTGCTGACATGGGGTATGATAAATTAGATGTATTTAATACCACTCATTTAGAAACATTCACACTAGCACCAGAAAGAACAGATACAAATTCAGGTAGAGTTAGTGGTGAAATAGTACTAACTGCTACTAGTAGCGGACCAATTACGGGACCATATGGCACTGCGGATAATACATACGCCACTGCTGATGCTGACCCTGAACTTCCAGGATTTACTGGAACAATTAGTCAACAAATGGATTGGAGAGCAGATTGTGATCCCGCATTCCAATTCATTACTCGTAGTAGTCCTCGTAGCTTTGGTTATAGTGCTGGTTATATGACAGGTGACGGGACCGCTCCTAATGGATTCTCAGATGGTGCTTCTATTTCCGGTGCTGGCATTAGTTTCCCAACAAGTCCCCAAGTAGGTGATTATTTCTTACGAATTGATTACTTTCCTCAGCTATTATATCGTTGGGACGGTAGAGTATGGATTAGAATATCATCTAATGTAAGAACAGATACGGGATTCACCTCGCAAGATCAATCATTGTTATCAGGCTTCATCAATGATACAGCACAGACACAACTTACTGACGGCACATATGTTCCGGAACGGCAAGCATTGTCTACTGCACTGGCATTACAGCCAGATCCAATTCCCCCGCAACCTTAAGGTATTTACATGGCCGCTTACTTCTATGATTCTCAGATTCGCAGATTTTTAATCCAGTTTGGAAAAATATTTTCCAATTGGGAAGTTACTAAAGGTAAAGACCCTGCAGGTAATCCTATAATTGTTAGAGTGCCAATCATGTATGGTGATAGCAGTAGACAAGCCGCAACTATTATTGCTAACAATAGCGCAAGTAACTTGCCTAGCGCACCGTTAATTACATATTATATAAGTGGTCTGGAGTACAATCAAAAATGGACTCAGGATCCTACTTTCGTAGACAAGATTAATGTTCGCCAACGATCATATAATCAAGAAACACAACAATATGAAACTGTACAAGGACAAGCATTTACGGTTGAAAGATTAATGCCAGTTCCGTATACATTAAGAATCACAGTTGATTTTTGGACAACCAATTATAATCAAAAACTTGAATTATTAGAACAACTAGGAACATTATTTAATCCTGCGTTAGAAATTCAAAGTACTGATAACTTTTTAGACTGGACAAGTCTTAGCGCGGTGTTTCAAGATGGATTGACATTTAGCAGTCGTAGTATACCAGTTGGTGCGGGAAATCCTATTGATGTTATGAGTTGGAAATTCTATATGCCAATATGGATCACTACTGCAAGTAAAGTCAAGAAGATGGGAGTTGTTGAGAAAATTATAGCAAGTATTTTTTCAGGTAATGCATTACAAGATATGCAGAACGATGATATGTTATTGGGCACAAGACAAAAGATTACACCTTATGGTTATAAGATTTTATTATTAGGAAATACCTTACAGATATTACCGCAGGCTATTGCATTTGATCCTTCTAATACCAATCTAACTCTACCATCTAATCCTGATACAGATATATACTGGTCTAGTGTGTTGAATGTATACGGAGCAATTAAACCGGGCATAAGTCAAATTTGGCTGCAAAATCCATATATGACTACTGACATTGTAGGTACTATTGTACCTAATCCAAATGATGATAGGTTACTGATCTACAACATTGATCCTGATACATTGCCGCAAAATACATTAAGTCCAGTTGATGGTGTTATAAATCCTCAAATGACAGGCCCTAACGCAGGATTACCCGGACCAATTAATGGTCGTAGATATCTACTAGTAGATAATATTGGTGCGCCGGGCGATAGTACAGTTTCTTGGGGCACTGTGGTTGCTTTTGCTAATGATATTATTGAATACAGCACAGGCACTGGTCAATGGTTTGTTAGCTTTGATAGCACTACTACAACACCAACTACATTAGAATATGTAACCAACTTGATAACTAATGTACAATATCGTTTTATAGATGATATTTGGCAGAAAAGTTTTGAGGGTTGGTACGATCAGGGAAATTATTCAGTGGTCATCTAATACTGTGATAAATCATAGTATGAGCAATCAGGCAGCGGGAGTTTTCTTTTATAGCAACAAAACAGATCGCTACCTATATCTGTTGCGTACTGATAATAAGAACCCGGGAAACTGGGGAATCCCCGGCGGCAAAATAGAAGATGATGAAACTCTATATGAAGGGATCGCAAGAGAATGTCAAGAGGAACTAGGATCTTTTCCATACAATGCAAAATTAGTTCCCATTCAAAAATTTATCAATTACACCTTCACCTATCATACATTTTTCTGTGAAGTAGAAGATGAGTTTGTACCAAAGCTAAATGAAGAACATTGTGGTTATGCATGGGTGGGTGATAATCAATATCCTAAACCATTGCATCCGGGATTATTTAGCACAGTAAATTTTGATGTGGTGCAATCTAAATTAAAGTCACTTACAAAAAAAGAGACCTAAGTCTCTTTTTTTATTTTAATAGTGCTGCCACTGTAGGTAACCCCATAGAGCCGATTACTACACCGGCCCCCATTAGCATCCATCGCCACTTTTCAAGTGCAGAAATTTTACTAGCTAATTCACTGTGTTCTTTGACATCCTGTTCGCGCATAGATTTCAGCATTTTTCTAGTTTCTTCTGCATTAGCTTCAATTGCATCATGTAATGCCCTCAAACTCAGTTTAAGTTCCCCGATTTTATCCTCAAGGTTCTTAACTTGGTACTGAAGTACTGCAATTTCAGTTTCCGGTTGCATTTTAGAGGGCACCATGATTATGCGCTAGCAATAGTAACTATTTCGTAAGGCTGAGCACCAACTGAGTTGGCTGCTGCTGCGGTGTTGAATGTAGCAAATATCGGAGTAGCATTTTGAAATACAATATTACCGGTGGCAACTGGACCAGAAGTAGCAGTAAACAACTCGCCAACGTGATCACTTAAACTTTGAACCGTTTGAGTAGCACTATTAGCATATGTAGCCAGAATACGCATTGTATTAGGAGTCAACGCAGTATTTGCAAGATTTGCAGTAAAGCACTGTGATGTTAGTCCAGTAACTGTGCCTGTAACTAAATATTTTTGCTTACCCTTTTGACGAACAATAAATCCTGCCTCATCATTTGCATAGATAAATGGTGCATTTGACGCTGTAGTTGAAGCAACCCCAGTCAATACCACACGATCTTGTATGGCGTATGAAGTGGCGTCTTGATTAGTTAACGCAACATTAGCTCCACCTACATATTGAGCGACACTAAATGCAGCAGCATTGGCGATAGTTCTAACAAAATATGTTGTGCCTGCAGTTAGTCCACCGATCGCACTAGTTAGTACAACTGGCTTATTTGCGAACAAGCTAGTAGCTAGGCCTACGGTCGTCAAGAAATTACCTGTTGCAGTTGCATTTGAAATTTCAATATTTGCATAACCTGCAACTGCTCCACTAACTGTACCTAAAGTAACATATGTTGTTGTACCATTATTATTTGCTACTCCTACTTGTAAAGTAGATCCTGCGCTTAATTGTGTACCAAAGTCTGTACCAACTCCAAATATATTTGCATTAGCACTATCTGTATAAATAGTTCCTGTACCACTAATACCAATAGCAACTTGTGCAAGTACTTGCTTACCGATAATAGCAGTATTGCC